CTCGGGTGCTCCTTAGCATAGAGGTTCTCCAAAGATCCTCGGAACCTCTGCAGGCTCCATTTCCCGGACTTGCATGCCTCCAGATCAAAGTTCTGGATTGCCCACTCGGCCACACGCGCGCGAGAGAAAACGCCGCGCGTCCTGTTGCAAGACATGGAAGCATGCACAACTTTCCCGATGCGTGCTTTGTCTGCTTTTGTGATCTGGGGCTTCTTGGCCTTCTTGTTGATCCTCTCCTCAATGGCGGCCTGCAGATTCGATGCGGTCTTCGAATAAACATTAGGCTTTGTCTGACATGGACCAACCATGAGGCCGACCACGGGCATGTGGTTGACAGGCTCACTCTTGTCAAAGTTCTGACCCACAACAGCGACGACTTCACCGCGGACAATTGTCCGTCCGTCCTCTGTTGCCTCTGCACCATTCGCATCGTCGTCTGGCGTGCTAGGTGCGTCGAGCTTCGGTGGCGTCGGCTCGACTCGAATGGGGGCACCATTACTGGGTGGGTCTCCTCCCGTCTTTGCCTCCGTCGAAGGGCCCGGCCCAAGCCAAATACTATTGGCCGGATCCTTCGTGACACGATGCAACTCAGGCAACTGGCTCCTTTTCCCTGGCTTGCGCCAGTAAGCGATCCCAGCGGTGGCGATCCGCCCCTTCCATCCAAACGCGAAGCTCAGCCCATAATAGCAGGCGAGCATCTCCACGATGAATGTGAGAACGGTCCACACATATCCCCATAGTCCCTGCCGGTTGGCGCGGTTCGTGATGTACTGCATCACGACAGAGACTCCAACATGCCGCATGGCGACATGGTCCAAGCTGCCGGTAGGCCACAATGTTTGAGCCGCATTCTCCAGTCCCGCATGCATTGAGGTGACCTTCGTGTTGTTGCGATACCCATGGTACATCGTGCGGCTCAGCTTGGAATACTCTTCCTCCGTGAAAACGACGGAGTAGGGATCCGCATGGCGGTTGTATACCACAACCCGCCAGTGCCCTTTGCGGTCTCTTGCTTGATCAAGCAAGTAAGGGGCGACCTCCTCCAACTCAAGGTCGGCCCAACCAGCGCGAAACGCGAGCATTACTGCCCACTAGCGTATAACGCGACGCTACGCGTGACAAGTAGCACCCCGACAATCGGGGCCAGGGTAGTCAATCTCCCTGCAAACCGTGACCTGCCTCAGAC